ACGAGCATCTTGTACTCACACTTGACTATTCCCTGAAACTTGCGCATGCACCATTCCATGGTAGCACCATTGTTCAACGAGTTTCGAGCCGAAGTGTCGGCCGACCCACTCGTCATGGTGTAATCCACGGTGTACTTTGCTCCTTTGCTGGTGTAACCATAAGCCCTTTCCATGGACGTCATGGCGAAAGCAGCATTACCGTAGTCACGGATGCCGCATTTCTCATAGACCCTAGACCCATTTTCGTAACAGCCCTCGCCTTGGCAGGAATCATACCTGCTGGCATCGCACTCGACAATTGTGACGTCGCGATCCCCGTAGGTAGCGCGCCACTCGCCTATCTCCTCAGCTGTCATACCAGAGGTGTAGCAGATCTTGTTATCTGCATTCCACCATTTGGCCAACTGTTTGGAGAACTTGTGCATAAAAGGGCCGTAACTGACACTGAGTCGGTCTGTTCCAGCTTGGATTGCTCTCGGGTCGAAATCTTGGCAGCTCTCGCCACCTTTCATCGTCAACTCACGTTTGACGAACAACGACCTTTGGAAGTCTTCCTGACACAACGATTTCTCCTCCAACGACGCCCATGCCAACAAGTGGCGGGTCTTCTTGTCCTTCGGAAAGCGATCGTTCCACGCATTGAAGTCAGTCTCCAAGTCACCATCTCCTAGGTACTCGAATTCAGCAGTCAACTCACCTGTTAACGCGTAAACTTCATTCCATGCATGCATGTCTGGTTTTGGGGTTGCCACCAACGCTCTGTTCACAGCCGCCACCACCTCATTATTCTTGGAGGCGTATGGGACAATAGGTATGTATGAACTGAACGTGATGGCGACCGGGTGGAATTGAGGCCGATCTTCTTCGACTTCAACCCTCTCGGCGTTACTGATCTTGGACGACTCTTTCATCGCCGCAAGGGGCATTGGTGACTCATAGCCTGGCAGCCCTTTAGGCCAAGCTTTAGCAGCGTCGAAGGAAGGTGCGGGCACGGACGACCGGTCGAGATTGTACGCCTCCGCGGTCTCGTAGATCGCGTCAGTGGAGCCGCAACAGATAAGCGATGTCCATTCCAAGGACATGCTGTCTGCTAGCGCTCTGTACAACCGGTGCATACGTGGTGTGCAAAGGCGGTTGAACGCGATGATTTCGTCGTTCAACGTGTAGACGAAAGCCATGGCTGCTCCGTAAACAGCACAGACTAACTGCATTTCAACGGGGATCGACATCTTGGCCGAACTGGCGAGTTTCTTGGCGGTGTTAATGCACAATCTCAATCCAGCCTTATCCCTGGGCACGCCAACCATTTTCAGGGCGACGGTCTTCACAAAGTCTTTCGGTAAAAGCACCTGCTTAGTGCCTTTCTTCCGTATCCACATGAAACTCCCACAGCTCTCGATAGAGGCGTTCGACATCTGAAGCAGCTCCAGCGTTGGTTTGAAGTTAGTCTCGTCCCCCAAATTGAGCAAACCTTTCACAGGTCCTCTATGGGCGTTACGGTCCAAACTATCCAACAATGGTAGCGGTTCATAAGCATCGATAATGGGCGTCTCAGGCAGATCGGCAGCTACGAAACGCAGAATCCAGGAATCTCCCACCTGGTACCCGTTCCACGCCATAGCGACTTTCTTTCCTTTAACCTTTTCTTCGTAGTAGGTGTTCTTCAGCCAGAAGCAAGGGTCATGGCTGTAGCCTACTAGGTTTCCTAGAACGTTCATCCTCACGGACAATTTCTTGCCGGTCATCATTTGGTATGATGACTCTACGTAATCCCCGTTGTCGTGCATCGTGCCGTACATTTGGTCAAACATGTGAACCACAGCTACCAACGTTTTGGCTTTGCTGCGGTACAACAGCGTCATAACCTCACCGGGTGTGAGGTAGTACAGCGAGTGCACAGACAGATAGCAATCTGGCTGGAATGCGCAGTCGAGGGCGTTCTTGGAACATTTGTTGGCGTCAGTGCGATAGTCAGATCTACGCACGACGTCGCTGCTGGACAAAATGGGGTTGCAACTGTGAACGTTGCTACGCTGCATGGAAGCGTGTCTATTTGCGTTTCCCCCAATGTCTGATATAGAGCCTCCGGGCACCAGCTTCATTAGGTCCCGGTATGCCAACTCTTCACAGATAGCCCGCTCGGTAGCACCGAGTGGGTGAGGATGTGTGGGCCCATCGCCGAACTCAAAGGTCCAGTCAGGGAACACATTCTGTATCCTCTTCTTCTGCTCGTCCGACACTCTGTGGTGTCTCTTAAACGAGTTGTCCCTCATCAAGGACTGTGAATGCCGCGATGACGCCGGCGGTGCTATCCGCCTCTTAACGCTCACGATCGATTCACTCTGTTGGGATTTGTGCCCCTCCTGCTGTTGCAGGTTGTGTGAGTTCTCTGAAC